CAGTATGTTTTCAGATGGATCAGATGAACTTAGTTCAGCTTTGAATTGGAAACCACGTCCTAGAAATGCGCCATTAACAAATTCTTGCCAGCCAGACCATGTTGGCGAGCCGCTAGGGTTGTCAGTAGTGCGGCGCAAATATAACTTTGAATTAACCGAATCAATTACGCCACCATCCCAATCGCTCCATGTATCTACATCGCCTATCCTGCTATCAATTAAATCGCTAGGATAAAAACCGCGCGTCACAAAAAAGCGGGCTAAATCAATCGAATATGCAGCGCCAAGGTCAAGCGTATTTACGAAAAAGTAAGTACCTAGTGTAGTTGTATTACCGATAAAATCTATGACCGGCAATGAATCAAAGATAGCAATGTCATCAAACAGGTCATCACCGTCAAGCGTAAGTGCATCGTAATCCTCGTTATAGAAAACGCTGGTTTTGCTGCCTTGAAATGGTGGGATGTCTGTATCTTCGCGGCGCGATTGTACCAACAACCGACCCAATGCATCTGGAAAATCAACAATAACGCTCGCTTCTGCTACGGATTGACGCCCGCCATCATCTTCAAATTTAACTAAAATTTCTCCTGCAATTAACGGAACAATAGCTTCAGTTGCAGCGCCTGATTTTGCTTCTACTAAGTCAACGCTGTTACTCCATGTGCCTGTGCCGTCGGTTGAATTTGTGTGGCGTATATGAACACGTCCGCCCGTTTTAACGTCCAAGTCTATTGTTTGATCCCATCGCAAACGTGCGCTATTTGCGCTAATTGCTTCAATAGTAAGGTTTTCAACATTGCCCGGCCGTGCAGTTTTGCCAACTAAATTAAATTGCGATAATGCCGGAATACTCAATCTATCTAAGCTATTAACGCTGCAAATTTGGATATAAAGTGTACCGGCGCGTAAACCGGTCAGCCGCACCGATGGAGATGTGGTATCTACTAGCAACCAGTTATTATTGTCAATTCGATATTCAACGCGGAAACCGGCAACGCGCTGCATTGGGCTGATCCAGCTCAACTCAACAGCCGTAAGGACGCTTTGCCCGTCTTCGTATAGGTGCTCGGTTGCTTGGATGCTTGATGGCGAATCAGGTGTTGCGGATAGGTCAGTGATGTCGCGAAATTGTAACGATAGATCATTTTCAATTGCTGCATAAATGCTGCTGTTATACATTAATGCTGTGATGGTAAACACACCCGAATCTCCTTCAGTTACCGAAAGTACGCGGAATTGGTTTGATTGGATAGTAGTTGTTTCAATTAAAAAAACACTTTGAGTATTGGGCGCTTCGCTAAAAGCGCTGTTGACCGTGAAGACATTGCCGGCGATGCTGCTTATCGAGCGCGTCTCAACCAAGCCCGTTGGCATGAGCACGCTGATGGTTGGGGAGTTTGCCGTGGTGGTGGGCAAACCAGACGTTGAATCGACCGTGATCGATGTGGTTGTAGCGCTGCTAATGCGGCCAGATCTGCGGCTGCCAGATTTAACGGGATCTGCAATATCAATTATCATGCCAGGCCTGAGAATGATGCCCGATTCGATTGACACGGCAAAGCTGACAGTCTCGGTTAGGTTTTGCTCAGTCAACAGCGCCCACTTGCCCAGGCGATGCGCTTGGCCGCGGCTGTAGCAGCCCATGGCCTTGATCTCTTTGTTGATAACACCATGCTTCGACACCGCGCTGGCGTCCTCCACGTACTCAAACTGGACCTCGCCAAGGCTGTCGTAGGTCTGATAGGCCACGGTAGCCGTGCTGTGACGTGCCTTTTGCGAGCTGCCTGAATAACTAAAGACGCCGTCTACTACGTTGCTAGGGCCAAGCAAGTATTGTGAATCGGCTGGCTTATCTTGTAATACAACCATTGAGCCGGCGCCGTAGTAAGCAATGCCTCGAAATAAAGATACAAATTCTTGGATGACGTTATAGATCTCGTTACGGTTGTTCAGTAATAAATGGCACTGAAAACGCGGTTCTTGGCCGCCAAAGCCATTACTGACCAGCGCGTTACAGTATTGGCTGATTGCATAAAAGTCAAACTTATCAAGCGATGATGTTGGTATGCCTGCGCCATATCGATTGTCGGTTATTAAATCCCATAAGCACCAGGCCGGATCGGCGCACCATGTAGCAGCGCCAAACGTACCATCCCATACGCCGGCGTAGGTCACACGGCCAAGGTAAGTTGATGTATCTACTGTGGCATTGGATGGTAGTTGTACTTTTATGGCACGGATCAGATATTTGCGCGCTGGAATGTTATTGAATTGACGCGAGTCAAAACGCAAAAACGATAAGGCGCTATTAGGATAGCGTAACTTTTCATCAAGAATTTCAGTATAACTAAACCAATACGTTAGGTTTTGCCTACGAACGCTGCCTTCATCGGCTGAGACTCGTAACATGCGAATATCGACCGGAAAATTGCCATTAAGATTTAGTATGTAATCACGCTGGTAACTATTTGTAGTTTTTCCGCTAATAATATCGTCTACTACTGTGGTGTAACCACCGCCATTATATTGAACTTGTAATTGGATCTGAACAGCATGGCCGATAATGTCGCCATCATCTTCAATAATCTGCAATGCCGGCAGTTGTATTGTTACCCGTACCCGATCAACATTTATATCGCTAATTGTGCGAACAATTGGCGTTCCATTTGTTACTTCGACATTAACGGCATTTTCAGATTCGGTGCCTTGAGTGCCGGCAATGTAGTCTTGTGATTGCGTGCCATTTCTAAAGTCTGTGGTATAGCCGCTAAAATTACTGACGCCGCCGGGTCCAAGAATAGGCGTACCATCAAGATATACGCTTTTTAGCCCATCATCAAGTCCTTGGATTTCACCTTCGCATAGTAGATCAAGTACGCTGGCATATTGAACTGACTGAAGCGAATCATCACTTTCGGCTGGTGCGCTGGCGGCGACAACAGCAGCGGCGCCTTTACCGCCGCCGCTACTTGCACCTTGAATTGGGAGATAGTTCATACTGTTTGATTTACGTCAAGACCACTGCTTAGCACGGCAGAGCCAACGAACACACGGCCGTAAGCAACAGGCACTGGCAGTCCTTGCTTACTGGTGTTGACGATGCCCGAAAATGTAAAGCTCTCCAATCGGGCTGCTTCACGGCCGCTGGTCAGTCCGCCCATGCTGGTTTGCGGTGAGATCATCTGCGCTACGCCGCCTATCACAAGCGATGCACCGATGCCGCTGATTGCGGTTCCGATTGTCGTCAACGCACCTGCACCCGCCGTTGCACCAAATAAGCTAGTCGCACCAAATAATCCAGCACCTGGCAGTAGAAAGGAAAGCGCGATAAGTCCAATGCCGGCAAAGATTTGACCTGCCCCCTCACCGGCGCCGGGGATCACGGGAGTGATGCTAAATGCCTCACGTTCCGACCAAGGCAGCACCAGTCCTTCGGGTGCCTCCGTGGTGATCTTGTCGCGGCCAACGGTGACGCGAAAGCCAGTGCCTTCGGCTTCGCGATCCATTAACCATTTATCAAGCCCAGGAGAGTTAACGCATAGCGCCTTCAGTGCTTGAGCTGGTGTGTCAACTTCAAATTCAAAACGGCATCTTCCGCCAAGAAACTTACGGAGAGCGCCGTAAACCTTAACGACTTTCATGCCGAAGAACCATAGCGGTACTCTTTACATAATAGCCACCAAAGACATCACGGCTAGAAAGCCTGCCTTGCACATGATGAAGAACTTGCTGGTCGCCTAGGTAAATGGCCGCATGGTTGGGTAGGTCGGCGTAAAGCTGCATTAGCACGGCATCGCCGTAGCTTAAATCCTCTAATGGTATTTGACGAAAGCCTTGGCTTTTGTAATTATCAAGATATAGATTTTCGCGCCGCTCCCAAAATCGATCACGTCGCGAAAAATCTTTTAACTCCAGACCCCATTCTCTGCCGTACCAATCACGGCATAAGCTGTAGCAATCAACCACACCAAATACAAACTCACGTCCAACATACGGCAATTCAAAGTCTATTGGCTCACAGCCGCCCCATTCTTCAGTCTTAGGGTTGACAATTATCCATGGCAGTCCGGTGCTGTTGCAACTGATCTGATCGGCGGCTGATGGCACAGGCCGTGTCGTTGGATGGCTGTGGACCACTGCCACGATCTCGCCTAGGTCTTCCGCAGCGGCATAGTCAGCAGGATTTAATATGAAATGCTCATCTGGTGTGGTGGCGATGTTACCGCAGGCAAAGAAACGCTTTCGCCCTTTGACAACATGGATAAGGCCGCACATTTCCTGCGGATCGCAGGCTTGCGCGTAAGCAAGGATTTGAGCTTTAATCGTAGATCCTAGTTTCATTGTGTTAATCCTACTCCAGGGAAGCTGCCAAATGGTAGCTGCGCAGTATTGCCAAAGCGTAATTTACAAGAACTAAGCCGCTTGCCGCATAAATCATTTGCCGATGATGCTACGCCTTGGTCATTTTGATTAAAATATACCAACGTATTTAGATCCGGGTAAGTATTTAGGTAGTAATTGGCGCCAAACATGCCGCCAGCGTTACCTAATCGACCTTCCCATATGCCGTAATTTCTGTAGTGCTCGTTGGCTGTAGCCAGCGTATAAACTGCTGCCACATCAGTATAGGTTGCTAAGTAATAAGTGGCATTGAATTGGCCTGTACTGTTGATATTTCGGCTTTCTGTATATCCGAATTGCGCGTAATGTTCTCGCAATGGCCGCGCAGATGGCCCGATTGGGTCATAGCCACATTCACTAGATAGGTATTGCCATTGGCAGATATTTGCAATTAACTGCCGTTTTGGGATCATCATGCCAGCCATATCAAGTTTGCTGGCCAATTCCCATTGCACTATATCACGATTTTCGGCAGATTTGCGATCAATGTACCAAATCTCATCAGGAAATTTAGCGTGAGGATCTG